CCGTTTTCTTCTGTGGTCACGCTGCCATCTAGTAATCGCCGCAATGCCGGACTAGATACGGGACGGAATGGCTTCGCAGTGTAGTAACGCTGTTCATCCTGGAGAAACAAGAATAGCAAAAGAGCGGCGGCCACGTCACGCCCTGTGTTGCGCCCTTCCTCGGCATCTGCCACCGGTTGCGCATTCAGGATCATGTTGTAGCGCTGCGGAATAGCATCGTCACTGTACCAATACGCTTTGGCATCGGTAATAGCGCCCGTCATGTCACGCCGCACAGCATCGACAATGGTTTCTCGCGCCGGTATCCACGTATCAGGGTCGGCCCCTGGTGGGATATTGTCCACCACCCATTGGACGGCCCGCTCTGCGTCCAGAGGATTGATACCGGCATCTATCAGAGCTTGTTTTTGCTGTTCAGCCCAGAGGATAAGATTCAACTACCACCCCCTAGCCAAGATCCTGGCTGCCGCCTGAACCATTGCCGCCATCTGCGCATCGTCAGCATTATCATTCACATCGTCATCATTGCCGTCCTGATTATCATCGGGATTGTCATCCTGACCGGGTGGTACTGCCGGCGCGGGCGGCTTACGCGGCGTTCCCGGCGCGGGCAAATCCGCCTGCTGCCTCATATATCGCTCTAGATCATCGTCAGGCTGAATAACAGTTCCGGTCAGTTTCGACACATAGTCCGCCAATTCCGCCATGCTCACCCGTTCAATGTCACCATGCACAACACGAGGCAGGCGATCAATCGGCCACCCATTTAACTGGATAAGTTTAGGAATAGCGAACCGATTAATCACCTCACCTATCGAATCTAGCCAAGCTGATAGCGCTGTGCTGAATAGGTTGGTTTTATCCGACGATAACGAGAAGCTGCCGACCTTCTCATGACCCAACAAAATGAAGTCGGCCAGTACAGTCATGGCGATCCGTTGGTCGTATCGTTGGATAATTTGATTCGTGTCAAATTGCCGCGTACCACCGGTTGACATCAGCGTTGCATCAAAAAACAGATTACCATTTTCGTCACGGTCAGACGGCAGCAATAGGAACGCCTGTTCGTCATTCTTGACCGCCGTCCCGATTTCTACCAGGCGATTATAGATTGCAACCTCATCGTCTGTTGCATCGGATGCCAGTACCCGCCCCGGCGCTGTCAGTTTCAATAAACCCGCCAGATCCCGTTCAATGCCGATACCCTCGACGTTTTGAATGTTCTTTTTGAAATACCAGGAGCGATATGCATTGCGTAGGATACTGCGGCCCTCTGGCGATCCCTTGCGTGATGTGGTGCGGAACAGTAGAAGCTTTTCAATCGGGATAAATACCCGCTTATAGTCGGGCGGCGCGACCTGCCAGAAACCAGCAACGCCACCCATATTATTCCATACCCATTCGTCAACAGTATCTTGACTGCGAATACTCCAGGAGTGCCACCCGATGCGCCGATCTGGGCGTCGTTTCATAACAACTTCCAGCGGTGCAAATCCCCAGGGGAGCATGGTGAGGATTTCAGACAGTGTATCATCCCATGTATCCGCCATGTCATAAAGACATTCGTCAACAAATTCAGCCCGCTCTACATCCTGCACATCTTCGCTAAATGGCTCGACTGTCCAATCGACTTGCCGCAACATCATTTCAATGGCGAACAGAACAGCGCCGATCATTTCGTCTTGCTCAGACATTTCACGAACTGCCCGATGCCATTTGATGCCGCGCAACTCGGTCAAAAATTCTTCGTATATTTTGCCGCCCTGTCGATTCAGGCCGGTCACGCCAAGCGGTTTGTATCCTGTCGCCATTATGTCACCGCCGCCGAATCAAAGTAAACTGTTCCGGCTGTAGCATACGACCACAGCCGCACCCGCGCCCATCCCGCCGCCGATGGGGTGAAATTGACGGATAGCGTTTCTTCGACTTCCGTCCCAACACTCATGCTATCTGTACCCTGGCTTGTGCTGCCGATCAATACCTCAAGCTTCGGGGCTGTACCGGCATAGGTCGCGCTCTTATATGCCTTGACTGTGACTGTGGTCGATGAGGCATCTATGGGGATCATCATCTCGTGATAGCCAATCGACGTAAACGCCATCGAATAAGTGCTGCTATCGGCGGCCCAGGTTGATGAGCGTGAACCACGTCCGCGCGATTCAACCGGCCCCACATCATGAGAGCCATTCCCCATAGGGCGCAATCGCCCATACATGTCCTCAGTTGGCATCCCTGATACTGTGCCATTATTAATTAAGCCATTCCCAACAATAGGTTCATCCGGCAGATAGGGTGACCAGCCGAACACCTCATACAGTGCATGATCCACTAGACCACCGAGTAAAACGTATTCCCCGCCGGTCACATCATTGCCCCCAGCCGTGACTCCAGACCGGGCAGTATTGCAGGCTGAAAACCGATTATAGTCAGAGGTGACCGCGTCTGCCGTGCCGAACCATCGTTCGATCCCGGTCGCACACATATTGAACGTGCAATTTCTAATCGCCACCGGATAGGTGGTCGAATCCGGCTCGAACACCTGCACGCCAAATGATGCTTGAGTGAAATAGCAATTGTTAACAGAGAATCCGCCCGATTTGAATGTATTGTTGGTGATGCGTTGAATCACTAGACAATCATTATAGGACGACTTCATTGTCCCGGTGAATCGGCAGTTTTCAACTACCGATTTGAAATTGCGCGCGGCGGTCGCATCATGGTCGAACTGAAGCAACAAGCCCGAATTAACGAATTTGCATTTTTTGAATGTTAGCCCGGTCGTTGCGGGGGTTGCACCCGTATTTAGGTTGAATGTGACGGCATTGTATGATTGATTTGGTAATGCAGTCGATACAAAAACACAGGTCTCAAATGTTACGCCCTCATAGGCTAGATTTGAGACGGTGTTACCAACGACACACTCTTTGTTACCACCATAGAAAATCACGCGTTGCCATGATATGAAATCTTTGTCCTGAAATTGCAGACAATAGTCACGCGCAGGAACAGCCACATTGCTGCTGTGGGCGCTGATGATAACAAGCCCCGTATCGCCGGTCTGACTGCCACCAACGTCGGCAATAAAACTGATGATATTGCCAGCGCTGCCGCTTGTATCCATCGTGACAAGCTCTCGGTAAGTACCGGCCCCGATATACACCGTATCACCCGCTGCAACCGTGTTGGCGGCTTTATCAATCGTCAGCCAGGCTGCACCAGCACTTGTCCCGGCTGCCGCATCGCTCCCCGTTTTTCTCACATAGTATGTATTTGGCATCAAATCACCGCCCAAACTGGTGGCATTTCCGTATTACCCATATCCCAATATTCCATTGTGCCGCTATCAATATTATTTGGCCCCATTATAGGCATCTCCGTATTACCCATATCCCACCATTCCATCAGGCCAGGATCAATACTGCGACCTGAGCCACCTCCTCCGCCGCCGCCCACTACACCAGGTAATCGCCATGTGGCCCAACGTGGCCATCGTCGCCATCTAGCCATGATCTCTATCCCTTATCACCCCATTGATAATCAATTGACGCGCTTGCCGTTTCCTCGATAACCTTGATTGTCATGTCAGCCCCAACATCAATTAGCAGAATTGACCCCGCCGCCAACTGAAAGCCCTTTGACGCCGTGGGCGTAGTGCCATCAACCGTGTATCGAATGTTCTGCGTGAATGCCTGAATCAGCAGGGCGTTAGCTCCTGCCGGCGTCGTCAATGTGACCGCGCTGCTCAGTGAGCTATTCTGTGTATGCGAATTGCTGCCCACTGATAGAGGCGCTTCCTGAACCTGTCTATGTCCTGCCATGCTAAAACCTCCACTTGCTCTGTTGCTTACCGCCGCCAATTGCGATATTGGTCGGCATCTGGTTTGTCGCCTGCCACACCATTAGCGCTCTGGCGATCACTGTATCATCGTGTGCCCCATCGGGGGCACTGTATTGACTCCTACCGGTAACGGATGAAATCTTGCGCTCGTATGCCTCAAGCTCTGCCGTCCATACTGGATCACTCTGGAATTGCCATTCTTCCCGCTCAAGCGCTAATGATAAATTCTCAATCAATGGCGGCTTGCTGCTAGCCGTGGTTTGGAA